TCCTATGCAACTGAGAAGGGTGCCTTTCGCAATCATCCCTGCACCAAGTGGGCAGCAGAATCAATTCACAATGCCTACTGGTTGATTAAGCACGGAATGAATTTATGTGATGAGTATGCAGTGCGTTACGGTAAAATCCATTCGTGCTATAATACTCTCCTGTCTGCCTATTATCTTTTCCCCAAAGGAAAGATTACTGAGGTGACAGAATTCGTTCGTGCTATGCCAGACGAATACAAACTTGATGACAGCATTGATACATTCACTGCATACAAAATGTATATTGCTTCCAAACCATGGGTTACGGATAACTATCTCCGTATGCCTTCTCGTAAACCTGATTGGATTTGATTATGAATAATGATTTTTTGTGGGTAGCAAAGTATGCCCCAAAGACTATTGAAGATTGTATTCTCCCTGAGAATATTAAAAAAACCTTTAGTGACTTTCTAAATAAGGGTGAAATTCCAAATATGCTACTTGCTGGACCCCCAGGAGTTGGTAAGACTACGGTAGCAAAAGCACTATGTAATGAACTGGGAGTAGATTTTTATGTCATCAATGGATCCGACGAGGGTAGATTCCTCGATACTGTCCGAAACAATGCGAAGAACTTTGCTTCGACCGTCTCACTTTCGTCAGATGCTAAGCACAAAGTCGTCATCATTGATGAAGCAGATAACACGGGGAACGATGTTCAACTCTTACTACGGGCGTTTATTGAGGAGTTTGCTGGTAACTGCCGATTCATCTTCACCTGCAACTACAAAAACAAAATCATTGAACCCCTTCACTCTCGATGTGCAGTTGTTGAATTTGGAATCAGAGGAAAAGAAAAAAGTCAGTTGGCGGGATCCTTCTTTAAGCGTCTACAAGTCATATTGGATGCAGAAGGCGTCCGATATGATCCGAAAGTCCTTGCAGAACTGATATCAAAGCACTTTCCTGATTTTAGGCGAGTTCTCAACGAATGCCAGAGGTACTCTGTGGGTGGTGAGATAGATAGTGGTATTCTTGCGTCTTTTTCTGACATTGCTGTAAATGATCTCATCACTCATCTCAAAGATAAGAACTTTCCTGAAGTCAGAAAGTGGGTGGTCGCCAACCTGGACAACGATTCTTCTGTCATTCTTCGCAGGGTGTATGACGCCTGCTATACTTGTCTTTCACCCCAAACTATCCCTGCTGCCGTTCTTGTTATTGCTAAGTACCAATACCAGATTGCGTTCGTTGCTGATCAAGAAATTAACCTCTTAGCAGCACTTACTGAGATTATGGTGGAGTGTGAGTTTCAATGAGTTATAAGAATCTAAAAGAAGAACCAGTAAAGACAACCCCCCAGAATGTAAAAGAGGCAAATAAAGCACTCTTTTACTCCAAAATGAATCTTCCACAGGCAGCAAAGCATTGTGGAATGACTCACAAAGAAATGAAATTGACTTTTTTTGAATACCTAAAGTATAACCAACCTAATTATGAAAATCCCTCCAGTCACTCTTGAATATTTGCTTTCACATAAAGTTAATTATGTGGAAGAGGCACCTATGTTTAATACATTGGTTTTAGTTGATTCTCAATTAGAACCAAAAATTATTAAGTATGCTGTAACATCTTTAAATATTTTGAGAAGTAGTTATAAAAATTATCTCAATAATATAACTGATTTTGATGTAATACGGTCAATATTCCATGCATTTTACGATGCAGTTCATTCAAATAGTCTTGATACTCTACTTGTATCTAAAGGATTTATAGAACAAAGATTGAACAATAAAAAATACATCGGTTGTAAAGATCATTATTATATTCCACAAAATTTGGGTAGAATATGCTATCAATATCCAGAAATATATCTAAAAAATCCAGATAAATTTTTTGAACTCTTTTGTATGTTTACTCAGACCAGACTTATAACTCCAGAAGAAAATAAAAGATTGTCTCAATATACAAAATCTGGTAAAAAAATAAATGGAAAAAAAGTAGATAATCTTGAGTTTGTGTGCTCTTTGGAAACAAGATATGAAGAAGCAGATATTCAATTATTTAAACGGCAATTTGGTCTTAATTGGATTAAAAAAGATCTAGTACCAACATCTAGTAAAATTCAATTGAATAAAGAACTAAAGCAATTTGAAAGTCTATTTATTAATAGGGAACTTATTTAATCATGTTATCCATTGAAGATGCAATTTGGGCGGCCGATCAATTTATAGAATACTATTCTAAGTTTAATCGTATTGATGATTATCTTCGATATGTTAAAAAGAGTAGAACATCCAATGCTTCTGGAAAATTGTTCGGACCTGAAGATGAGATTTTCTCAAACTTTAATCTTCATCCAAATGACATGTCATTTTCAATTCATGAGGTGGACACTAATCCCAAACCGAAATCTAAGTATAATCAAGATCTTTATTCTGAGATTTTAACTGATACTGCTTCAAATCCTATTGAGGAAGCAATTCCTGGTAGAACTTTGAAGTGGATCGTGACTGAGGATACGACAAATAAAATAATTGGAGTAGTCCGTTTCGGATCTCCGACTATTAATTCAAAACCAAGAAATGATTATTTTGGTGAAGTTCTTTCACTTTCCAGAATTAACAGTGAGTTTGTAATGGGATTCAATATTGTTCCTGTTCAACCATTTGGATATAATTATCTTGGTGGAAAACTTCTTGCCCTTTTAGCATCTTCTAATGAACTCAAACGACAATTTGATCGAAAATATGGAATTGATCTTCAATACTTTGAAACAACTTCACTATACGGTACAACGAAAGGGGTATCCATGTATGATGGACTTAAACCTTATATTCGACACATAGGAGATACTGAAAGTAATTTTCTACCACTTTTTCATGATGATTATTTTAAAGAAATGTTCTGGTGGTTTAATAACACCGCAAATGGTGGAGAAAGACTCATCTCTGCAGATAAGTCTTCAAAGAAATTAAAGATTCAAACTAAGATGATTTCTATCATCAGGAATTCTCTAAAAGGTCATTCTAAGTTGGATGAATTTAACTCTTGTATTGAACATGCAAAGACTCTGACCGAAAAGAAGAGATATTATCTTTCTAAATTTGGATATGAACCTGAGCAAGTTATTGAATGGTGGAAGAAGAAAGCATCTAAAAGATATGAGAAATTGAAGTCTGATGGGCGCCTTAGGACTGAACTTGAATTGTGGAAACATGGTAATGATTTGGAGATTATTAGATGACTTATGAATTGAAGGACTGGTTAAATTCAATCAATCAAACAAAAAAGAATCTGATTGATGAAGATCCTTCCTTGGAAAAGGATTATGCACCTTACATTGTCAATCGTTGCTTCTCTGGGCATATTGATTGTTTGATGTATGCAAATGAAATGAATAAGTATCATTTTCTTCCAAAAAAGATGCAATATGACTTTTTTATAAATATTGTGAGGACTAAGAAGAGATTCTCTCCTTGGCTCCGTAAAGATACAATCAAAGATCTTGATTATGTTAAACGTTACTATGGTTATAGTAATGAAAAGGCAAAACAGGCTTTGAGGATTCTTACTAAAGAACAACTAACATTTATTAAATTGAAATTTGAAACTGGAGGAACAAAATGAGTGTCGTTCAAGAACCTGAAGTAAAGTGGACGCCCGACCAAATGGTGGAAGTGATTCTCAATGAACCTGATGATTTTCTCAAGGTTCGTGAGACTTTGACCCGTATCGGAGTTGCATCCCGCAAGGAAAAGAAGATTTATCAATCTTGCCATATTCTTCACAAACAAGGTAGGTATTACCTTGTTCACTTTAAAGAATTGTTTGCTTTGGATGGCAAACATGCAAATCTTACTCAAAATGACGTTCAGCGTCGTAATCGTATTGCCCAATTAATTGCAGATTGGGGTCTTGTGAGTATTGTCGATGTCAGTAAAATTTCTGATATTGCACCACTGAATCAAATCAAAGTCCTTGCCTATAAGGACAAGGGTGATTGGATTCTGGAGACTAAGTACAATATTGGTGCGAAGAAGAAGCGCACAGAAGAGGAAACCGAATAAGAAAGTGGGGAGAACAACACTCCCCATTTTTTATGTTCTCCGATATATACTAATGATGTTGCCTTCGGGAACATTATTAACTTACAGACGCTTTAAGGAGGTCTATTATGTTCGGAACAAGTTCGCTTACACTTTCAGTACCAGAAACTGCAAAGTACCTAATGGATATTCAAAAAAATAGTATTGGATTGGATGAGTGGTTTAAAAGGTTTGATACTGCGTTTGAATCGCATACTAACTACCCACCATATAATCTAATTAAAGAAAGTAGTGTTGATTTTAGATTGGAAATCGCACTTGCTGGGTACAAACGAGAAGATATTAGAGTATCTACAGAATGGAATAAACTCTTTGTAGAATCTGGGAAAGTTCGTAATTCTGATGATGAATATATTCATCAAGGATTAGCAAAGAGAGCATTCACACGCACTTGGACTCTTTCTGATGATGTAGAAGTTAAAGATGTTTCTTTTGAGGATGGATTATTAACCGTCAAACTAAATAGAGTTATTCCAGAACATCAGAAGAGAAAGGTATATGAAATCGTTTCAGGAGTTCGTGAAGACAATTCAGGAAATGGAGGGTGATTTTGGCGCGACTACCAAATATGTGAAACCAAAAGAAAATTGCTATGGTAAAACAGTTGATTACAAAATGGCACCTAAAGAAAAAATTTGTGCTTTTAAAAGAAAACGATAAATAGTCTGGGCTACTCAAATCAACTATTGTTGCCGCAGGGGAGCAACTGGCAAAATCCAGTTGACGCTCCCCCATTTTTTTGCTATAATGTATTGTAACTTGAAAGAGGTATGCTTGAATGTCATTAAAACTTGTACTACTTAGATCTGGAGAAACTCTTGTTTCTGATACCAAAGAGATGTATACTGAGGATCAAGAAACTGGTGATCGCAATGTTCATGGGTATCTACTCAAAAATCCATATGTGGTAATGAGTCAAAATCCAGTATATTTGTGTGAGGAGGGATCGAATTCCAAATCAAGTGACAATATCCAAGTGTCTATGACTCCTTGGATTTTACTTACCAATCAAGAGGAAATTCCAATTCCTACCGATTGGGTTGTTACTATTGTCGAACCAGTCAATTCTTTAAAAAATCTTTATGAGGAAAATATAAATGGAAAAAATAGTGAAGTGTCTACTTCTGAAAATTGATACAGTAGTTATAACTGAAATGGTTGAAGTTGTCTCCGAACTTGGGGAACCAGATTGTAAATTAATTAACCCATATGAGTTCACTGATGATGGTGAACTGGTTCTTTGGCCAGAAGTAACTGATCAAAGAGAAATGATGATTCATTCTGACAGTATTCTAACTATTGTAGATCCTAAACCAGAAATTATTGAAAAGTATCTTGAATTAACTGCATAATGCGCTTTTACACAAACGTTCAGATGGTCGGGGACCACTTCTTGGTTCGTGGTTATGAAAATGGCAAACATTTCATGACTCGTGAGAAGTTTTACCCGACTCTTTTTGTCCCCTCAAAAAACAATACACAATATCAAACATTAAGTGGTGAATATGTTGAACCAATTCAACCTGGGACTGTACGCGAATGTAGAGAGTTTATTAAAAAATATGATGGTGTAAGGGGATTTGATATTTCTGGAAATGACCGATACATCTATCAGTATATTTCCGAGATTTATCCAGAAGATGAACTTAAGTTTGACATTAGTAAAATTAAAGTTACAACAATCGATATTGAGGTTGCATCTGAGAATGGATTTCCTGATGTAGAAAGTGCCGCTGAGGAAGTTCTGCTTATTTCAATTCAAGATTATAATACGAAACAAATTCGTACTTGGGGTCTTGGCAAATTTAATAATCAGCAGAGTAATGTAAACTATCGTTCTTTTGCAAACGAGTACGATTTGTTGAACGACTTTATTAGTTGGTGGATGATTGAGGAGAATACCCCAGAAGTTATTACTGGATGGAATAGTGAACTGTACGATATTCCATATTTGGTTCGTCGTATAGACCGTATTCTTGGTGAAAAACTTATGAAGCGTATGTCTCCATGGGGTCTAGTTACTGAACGGGAGACATTTATTTCTGGACGTAAGCACATTTCTTATGATATTGGTGGAGTAAGTCAACTTGATTATCTGAATCTTTATAAGAAATTTACTTATAAAGCGCAGGAATCTTATCGCCTAGATCATATTGCAAGTGTAGAACTTGGGCAACAGAAACTTGATCACTCCGAGTTTGATACGTTTAAAGACTTCTACACCAAAGGTTGGCAGAAGTTTGTGGAATATAACATCAAGGACGTTGAACTTGTTGACCGTCTGGAAGACAAGATGAAACTCATCGAACTTGCTTTGACTATGGCATATGATGCTAAAGTCAATTACTCTGATGTATTTTCTCAAGTAAGAATGTGGGATACAATCATTTATAATTATTTGAAAAAGAGTAATATTGTGATTCCTCCAAACGTAAGGTCTGATAAGGATTCTAAGTATGCTGGTGCTTATGTAAAGGAACCGATTCCTGGTGTGTATGATTGGGTGGTTAATTTTGACCTTAACTCCCTATATCCTCACTTAATTATGCAATACAACATTTCACCAGAAACTTTGGTGGAACAGAGGCATCCATCAGTAACTGTAGATAAGATTTTAAATCAAGAGATTGATTTTGAACCTTATAAAGAGTATGCTGTGTGTGCAAATGGTGCGATGTTCCGTAAAGATGTTCGTGGTTTTCTTCCAGAACTGATGGAAAAGATCTATAAGGATCGCACCATCTATAAGAAGAAAATGATTGTGGCAAAACAAGAATATGAAAAGAAAAAGACAAAGGCACTGGAAAAGGAGATTGCAAGATGTAACAACATTCAAATGGCAAGGAAGATTCAACTTAATAGTGCTTATGGTGCTATTGGTAATCAGTACTTCCGTTATTTTAAATTAGCAAATGCTGAGGCAATCACTCTTTCGGGGCAAGTTTCA